TTCTCCTGATATGCCTGAGATGTAAACAGCTTGTCCCTTGGTTATATTTTCCCCCGCCTTAGCCGTGAAGCGTACTACTGAGTCTTTTAAATATTCACCTGGTATCTTTGTCTTTGCCATCTTATCCCTTTAGTTCCTTTATTTCGGCTTTTAATTCATCTACTTGCGTAGACAGTTCTTGTACTGCTTTGACTAATGGCATAACAAACATTTCGTATGAGATACCTTGCATATTATCTTTACCATCTTCAAGTTCATGATGTCCTGCAAAATCTGTTATGTTATGTGTTTTCATTGCTGCTTTGACTTCTTGGGCAACAAAACCATACATTTTCTTTTTATAAATTGGTTCTTTTTTAGAGGTATCGTAACCTGTCATTTTAGAATCTAATTCAGAAGGAGCTTTAAACTTGTAAGTTACAGTTCTTAGGTCATTAACAAAGTCCAAGCCACAATCTGTGTTAGTTGTAATATCCTTTTTAATTCTCTCATCAGATGCTCTAGTCCAACTAGCATTAGAAGTAAAATTGTTATAAACCCTGTGGTCTGCTGCATCAACACCAAAAGTAAAGTAATAATCACCAACAGATGCAACATTTGTACCCATTGTAATACTGTATTCTCTACTATTTGTAGTAGTACTAGCTCCATGACCAATACAAATATTGCTATGACCTGTAGTTATAGTATCACCAGCCGCAGAACCTAATCCCACATTTTGAACACCTGTGGTGACTCCTGCTAAAGCATTTCTACCTATTCCTGTGTTATTGCCACCTGTGTTAGCAGAATCTAAAGCACCATTACCAACTGCTGTGTTATCAGTAGCTGTGGTGTTGTTTATTAAAGCTCTATAACCTATAGCTACGTTTTCATTACCTGTGGTGTTAGCAAACAAAGCATTAACACCAACTGCTACATTGTCGTAACCTGTTGAAGTATTATAACCTGCTTGAAATCCTATATATGTCAGTCCACTTGTAGCTGCATTAAATCCAGCACCACGACCTACTGCTGTGTTTCCATTTTGCGTAGTCATTACAGATAAAGCATCTCTACCAATAGCAGTATTATTAGAACCTGTGGTAATTGCATCACCTGCATTTGCACCAACTGCTACGTTATCTCCACCTGTGGTGTTATCTTGTAAAGCACTTTTACCAACTGCTGTATTACTTCCTGCTGTTGTATTGTGTGTTAAAGCGTTTTCTCCTATTGCTGTGTTTGAGTTACCAGTTGTATTAGCATCCAGTGAACCTGAACCCATAGCTACATTGTTTGTACCTGTAGTTAGTGCTGCTAAAGAATTATAACCAACACCTACATTTGCTGAACCAGTAGTAATTGCTCTCATTGCATCACTACCAATAGCTGTATTATAAGATTTTTCTCCTGCAGTTATCATGGTTTCATCCCCTATAGCTACGTTAAAAGAAGAAGCTCCTGTACAACCTTGTCCTGCTGCATATCCTAAAGCAGTATTTTGTCCGCCTGTAGTAAGTGCTTTTAAAGATTGATAGCCTACTCCTGTGTTATTAGATGCTGTGGTATTTTCTTTTAAGGCTTCATACCCAATTGCGACATTTAAAGAACCTGTTGTATTTTTTGTAAGAGCTTCTCTACCAAATGCAGAATTTTTACCACCTGTTGTACAAGCGTCTAAAGAAAATGCACCCATTGCTGTATTATAAGAACCTGTAGTGTTTAATAGTAAAGCACTTTTACCAACTGCTGTATTTTCTGTACCTGTAGTGTTTGCATTTAACGCTAAAGCACCAACGGCAGTGTTATTTAAACCTGTTGTGGTTTCTCCTAAAGCTCCATATCCAACAGCAGTACTACCTGTTATTGTAACACTTGTATGATTTTGAGAACCTAATGCTCCGAAACCAACTGCTGTAGCTCTAGCACCTTGAGTATCTGCATCTAAAGAACCATATCCTATAGCAACATTTCTTCCACCTGAAACTTGTGCTGCTAAAGCACTACTACCTATAGCAGTATTAAAGTTTGAGTCAGTAATTGCAGTACCTGCTGCATTACCCATAATAGTGTTATTACTAGCTGTAGTTACGCTATCAAAAGCTGTATCTCCCATAACTACATTGTTATTACCAGTTGGATAATTACCATCAAGTTTAATTGTTCCACCGTCTACTGAAACATTACCATTTACAGTTAAGCCTGTAAGAGTTCCAACACTTGTAATATTAGGTTGAGCTGCTGTAGCAAGTGTGCCTGTTATGTTTCCAGATATAGTTATGTTAGTGTCTAGCTTGGCACTTGTTATAGCTCCGTCTGCTATTACGTCTGTTGTGATCTTGGTATTAGCCACTTTCTTTTATCTCCCGAATTTCCTGCTTGAGTGTTTCAATCTGTGTTTGTTGTTCTTTCATTCCTGCAACTAAATGTACTACTAATTTACTGTAATCCATATAATATTGTTCTTCTTCAGAACCTGATACTGCGTTAGGCACTATGTCTAACACTTCTTGTGCTATTAAACCTTCATCAGCTTGTCCATCTGCTTTCCAGTTATAAGCTACTGGGTTCAGTTCGTTGATTACTTCTAAACCTCTTGCAGAGCCTGTAATGTCTTTGAGTCTGCCATCTGAAGATGTGTTATAAGTTGTTGATGAGCCTGTTGTTAATATATTACCTACAGTACCATTGGGGTTCATAAAATATATATGTGAATTAGCCCCAGTGGTTGTGGTAGAAAGTAAAAGACTTTTTCGTGAATTTGAGTCAACTTGAAAACCAGTACCACCACTTCCAGCAGACGGCATTGAAGTAGTACCCACCAAAAAGTCGCCTGATGCGGCTATTCTCATTTTTTCAGAGCCATTTACATAAAATTGCATAGTAGCAGTGTTTGTATGTCCACCAATATAAAGTGTATCGCCATTAAGACCAAAAAAAGCACCTTCACCTGTTCCACTATCTCTTAAATTTATAGCAGGGAAAGTACCTTCTAAAGATAATACAGGTGCAGTATTAGAACCTAAATCTCTTCTTACAGTTGCAGAGCCTATAGCAATACTGCCTGATGAGTCTATTCTCATGCGTTCATTATTACCATTAGTACCAAATATTAGAGCATCAGAAGTTGCTGTATGTATAATAAATTCATTTGCTGTAGCATTTCTAAAAGTAAGACCACCTGAATTTGACCCACTAAATCTTGCTATATCATTTGCAGCACTTGAACCATCTACATCTAAAATCATTCCTGGACTGCTAGTTCCAATTCCAACATTCCCTGATGAATCAATAGTCATTCTGTCGCCAGTTCCACCCTGCGTAAATCTTATGCCATCAGTTGAAGCGTTAGGTCTAATTAAAAAACCATTTGTTTGTCCTGACCTGTTAAATTGAACACCATCATTTCCTATAATATGAAGTGGTGCATCAGGACTAGTCGTTCCAATTCCAACATTACCATTGTCATCTACAATAAAGTTAGCACCAGCACTACCACCAGCAAAACCAACTTCCATAATATTTACGCCTGAATTAGCACCACCTTGAACCCTAAAAGGCGTTGTGCCACCAGCAGTAACTACATGCAAACCTGTTGCTGGATTATTAGTTCCAATTCCAACATTGCCTGAAGTGTTTATGACTATCTCATCATCACCTGAACCATTATAGTTAAACCTAAAGGTATCATCAGTATTAGTGTATAAAGACCAAAAGTTAGCTTGGTCATCATAAGTGTAATGTCTTGTTCCAGCATCAAAATAAGCCTCACCTCCAACATGAAGTGGTGCTGAAGGACTGCCAGTTCCAATTCCAACTCTATTATTTGTAGCATCAACGTGTAGAGTATCTGTATCAACTGTTAAATTAGCAGACATTTTTACATCGCCGACTATATCTAAAAGAGTAGAAGGAGAAGCTGTACCAATACCCACCCTTGAGTTAGCGTTGTCTACTACAAATGTTGGGGAATCGAATGCAACGTCACCTGTTACCGTAAGATCGGCAGGCATGGTTATGTTGCCAGATAGCTTGGAGCTAGTGACTGTATTATCGCTAGGAGCACCTATGTTAACTGGGTTCATTACATAAACTGTTACAGTCATGTCAGCAGTAACCCCATCAGTCATGCTTAGTGTTGTGCTTGAAATCGTGTAAGTGTCGTTAGCCTGGAATACTCCATCCACAAATACAATCAGATTTGTTTCTCCCGCAGGGGCATCTGATAGAACAAAGTCAACCTGTGGATTGCCGCCAACGTCCGCTGCGGTAAATGTGTCTACCGTTAAGTTAGACGACTGAAGGTTAATTAAATTATCAACAATAACCTCTAAAGCCAGTCCGTTTGATGGAGCAGTATCAAATGTTAATGTGGATCCACTAAATGAAAAAGTGTCATGGTGTTGCATTACACCATTGAGAAATACCATTGCGTTGCTTTCAAGACCAGGATCTATACCTATGTCATAGTCTGTTGCACTTGATGCAGTGGTTGCGTTATATACTGTTTGGTTTGCAGACTTAGCCGCAATGTTTTCTTGTATGTCTGTTAGAAGACCAGCGGTAGCTCTTAGCTCCGCAGCATCGTCTGTTGAGAAGGCTCTAGCTGTCGTGTTATCTACACCACGAACTATGGTAAGGGTGTTGCCACTCCTTGCAGTAACCTTAACAATTTCGTTATTTGTTCCATTATCAAATGTGCAATAGAAATATTCCCCAGCATTTAATACTGGGAATACAGAACCACTAGTAACTGTTGCTGTGGTTGCACTATTTGATATGTCAGCAGCAAGAGTTGTTCTGGCGTTGTTAGTAAACTTAACAGCCATATTTATAACTCCTTAAAATTAACTTACTGTAACAGTCCAAGTAATAGTCATTGCGTCAGCAGCACCTTTGTTTACAACAGAAAATACTGTTCTACAAAGAAGAGTTCCAGAAGAAGAAGCATTTAATATACCTGCCTCTGTTATAGCTCCTGTTCCTGTGCCTGCCCCAAAAGATGCAACATACTCAACTTCATTAGCTGAAACAGTTGTTGACGTTAAGGTCACTCTTCCTGATTCAGTTCCCAATGCTGTATTGGATGCAGCCGCCGCAGTAGTTCCAGTACCTATTGCCATGTGTGACATAGCTGTAGCAGTAGCGTCCTTCATTCTTGAAGCAACGTATCCTTTTCCAGCAGTAACCACTAGGTTTGGTATTTCTTGCACAACCTCATTATTGATTGCAATGCTTAACTTACCTGTAAGTTTTAATCCATCATTTAACATTTAAATCTCCTAATTTAATACATTAGTGTTGAGTCTAGCATCATTCAATACTAAGCCTTGAGCACCTGTTATTAATGAAATATTAATAGATTCGGTGATGCTTAATGAATCAGATAAACTCTTTGCAAAAGATATCACTTCTGCATCAGATAGTGAAGTGCTATCGGAAGCTATTGATTGTAAGTTAAGGGCAAGACTTTCTGATAAAGTAAGGGAATCTGTCCTGCTTGTTGTAAAAGATATCTCAGGATCATCCGTAAAAGATATGGAGTCTGATTTTGGAAAGGCTATTGAATAAGCCAGCTCATCGGTTACTGTAGTAAAGTTATCTTTGTTTAAAACATTATCCGTTTGTAAAGGGTCCTGTGCACTAGCAAGATCGTCCAGCGTTACTGCGTCTGTGAATGCTCTTATATAAGAAACAACCCTATCAAACGATTCTGAGATAGCAACTGTGTCATCCTTGTTTATATCTGTGGCTATGACAGATTCCTCCGACACCGTTAAGGTATCCGACTTCGATAATGAAGAATTTAAAACAAGACTCTCTGTTATTGTTGTTACATCCTGCTTGCCTAGACCAGACAGTAACGACTGCGTATCGGCAAATGAGAAGTTGTCGGCAAAGTCCCTGAAGTATATCTTAACTATAACCACGTCCTCTGTAAGACTTATACTTTCGTCAACGGACTTATTAATACTCTTAACTAACTGACTGTCATCAAACGCAAGGCTTTCTCCTAGAACCTTGCCGAAATCAAATGCTGAGTCCTCTGACATGGATATAACCTGCACCTGTGGTGAGTCATACTGAGAAGAGAAGTAAAGGTTTTTAGTTTCTGCGTCTAAGAAAAGATCCGCGTCAAGACTTACATAGCTTTGTGAGCTGGTTAAATCTACAAATTGTAAAAGGGCAGATGGCTCGCTAGATAATGATAGAGAGGCTAGTTTCTGTCTTGTGGCTGTAAGATGTAGAGAAGAGTATTCTACTAGTAACTTTATAGCCATTAGTCAAAATCATCTCTCACACTTAATTTTATTAAGTCATTAACAGTTTGTATGTTTCCGCCAGATGTCGTGTACTCAACCTCTGCCTCAAAGAATCCAGCGTCAGCGAATGTGTCTGCTGGAAATAACATACTAACCTTGCCGTCCGATGCGGCTGTTATCGTTGCTACTATTGTTTTTAGTATTGTAGTAGATCCTATCTTTCTAATTCTTACCCTTACAGTTCCGCCTGTAATATCTATAGGTGCAAAGGTTGATGGATCTTCTTGATCCAGGGTCTTGCCCGATGCAGCCGTATTGCTATCTCTTAGGGTAATAGTCAATTCTGGAAGAGTGTCTCCCTTAACTAATTTAATTGTTTCTGAATAAGCCATTATACAAACTCCTGATACTTAACAGTCAGTGGTGCCCCAACACCGCCGTATTTAGATTTTCTTACCGCGACTGCTTCTGCCTTATCATACATTTTTTTATTGAGGTCTGCCGCCTGAATATCAGACCAAGGACTGTCCTTCATCATCTGCAATCTATAAAGTGCACCATGAACAATTGCTTCTTGGTATTCGTTTATTATGATACTTGGAACCGTGGTCGCAGTTGCTGTAGGCTTAAGACTATAGAGTGCATAGAGTTGATAGTTCTTATCTGGTGTTGGTGCAAACAAAATAGTCTCTTGATCCTTCTGACTATAGTATTTAGGTCTTCCCTTTCCGTAAGCATCAAAAAGAGATGGTGATCCAATCAAGGGTTTTGGTGTAAGTCTTGTTAAACTTTTCTCTGATACCTGCGTGGTTGATTCGCCGAACTCCGAGAAGATATCTATAATATGATTTAACTCTGCTCCGTTGGGGATATCAAGATCTCCAGACTCGTATTCATTAATACCATTAACTGTTTGAAAGAGCGTAAGCTCAGATAGATATATATCTGTATTAACACAGAAATCTATTATTGCGTTTCTTAGTTCGTCTACAACAATAAATGAAGGGCAGCTTGGGGCTTCTCTCTTTACCCTAGGTGCTAAAGACTCTATCTTTTTTGCTACTGCCATAAATCACTATTGTGCTGGTGTTGACGGCTTAGGAGTAGATCCTGCGTCAACTTGGTTTTTAATTCCTAAAGACTGCTGGAATAATTGCATATATACACCTGACTTATTCATATCTCCAGCATACTCAGTATCTTTTTGATATGCCCTATATAACATATAGTCAAGTATAGAGTTGGCGTAAACATCGTCCAAAGATATTGTAGTAGCTGTTGATGTGAAGTTAGCTATCGTTATATCTGTTGGGGATGAGCTGTAAACAATATCTATTGTTGCGTCTGATGCTGCTGATCCAGGATAAACATAAAACACTTTTGGGTCTAATGGATCGTAAGCATAGTGCTCAACATTAGCTCCTGTGGTTCCATGCCAGTCTTCTATTTGGTCATCCAACACCCTTCTTTCAATATTAGTAATTGGTTTTGTTGTTGGATTCGTATTCTTATAAATTGATATTAATCTTAGTGCCGAACTTGGTAGTGTTTGTTTTGCACTGTTTGCTGTTAGAGTAAATGTTTCATTAATTGGGTTTGCGTCTGGTCTAAATAAAACGACCTCTCTTTGAGCATCGTTTAAATAGTTTAATAGAGTTTGTTGGGACCATCTTACGTTGGTAGTATCCTGTAAGATCTCCTCAGCTCTATCAATTAAATCTATTACTTTAACGGTTGCCATTTATAATCCTAGTGTTTTTATTTCTTCTTCGGTTAGATGCTTCTTGTCATGAACAAACTGCCAGAACTCTGCTCTGTGGCGTGGGTTCCATAGAACAACTTTGCCGTGCTCACTTCTTGATGCTATAGGATCTTTACTCACAGGCTCTTTTTTCTTTGGAGCCTTAACTTCCTTAACATCTTTATTTGCTTCTAATGTTGCTACTTTATCTTCTAAGTCCGCAAGTTTCTCTTTCGGATTTAAAGTAACATTGTGTTCTTCTTTAGCTAATTTTAATAGTTCGTCTTTTGTCATGTGTAGTTCCTTCTTTGATTAACC